GTGGCTGAAGAGGATTTTCCATCTGCCTCGGTAGTCGGACGGGAAGTTGATGGTGCCTTGGGTGGTGGCCGCCGTGAATTCGGGCGCGGGGTCGCCGATGCGGGGCATTTGGTAGGTTTGTGTTTCGGTATTCATATTTGATTAATTTTGATGTTGGATTTGGTTTGGCGATTCAGTCGAGTTAATTAATGTCGAGGGATTCGAGGAAATCGAGGAAATCGAGGAAATCGAATGATGTTGATGTTGTTGGTGATGTTAGGCGTTGGCTTTCCAGAGGCCGTGGAGGTTGCAGTAGGCTTTGCAGAGGTAGTATTGGTTTTGACTGTTGCACATAGGATTTATGTTTGTTGAGTTTTGGATTTTGTGTTTGGGTTCCGTTTAGTATTAAATGAAACCACAGATGAACACAGATAAACACAGATGGAAACGCGAGGCTTTGCCTCGCCGTAGTCAGCGCGAAGCGCGGGAAAATATCTGTGTTTATCTGTGTTCATCTGTGGTTTCTTAAAGAAGGGTTGAGATTCGGTTTTTCATGGGGTGGGCGGGAGCGGGAGGAGGAAGCACGTGTGTTGCTTCGTAGTGCAGCCGCAGTCGGGCGTTTTGCGTTTGGGGTCGGGTTGGTCGCCCCAGTTGGCCATGGCTCCGAGGTCGCGGATGCGGGTGTAGCCCATGGCGGCGAGGGTGTCGGCGGCGATGGCGGAGAGTTGGCCGCTGTCGCAGTAGACGATGAGGGGGGCTTGCTTGTCGGGGATGGCGGTGGGGGCGTCGCGTTCGATGGCGGGCAGGGGGAGCGAGATGGCTCCCGCGATGTGCTTGGTTTCGTATTCGGCGGGGTCGCGGACGTCGATGATTTCGGTGCGGAGGTCGTCGGCGTAGAGTGCGCGGGCTTCGCTTCCGCCGATTTGGACGGGGGGCGAGTCGGGGGTCTCGTACATCCAGAGCGTGAAGGCGGCGGTGGCGGCCAGTATGATGGCGATGGCGGCGGCTGTGCTTATGTGTTTCATGTTCGGTGCTTTCGTTGATTTGCGTCAATGAGCTCTTGCAGGTTCGAACTGGATGAATGCCCATGCATGGCAGATACTATTGTATCGCATTTTCGAGAGGTGGAGAAGGATTAAAAAGGAACCACGAAAATCCTTTCTTTCTTGCCCGCCCGCAAAGCAAGTAAAAATCGGCCTCTCCGCACTTTCTCGCTTTTCCCACCTGCTATCATTAACCCACAATCAAGACATGACCCATTTCATTCCAGCACTCATACACACAGTGCCATCCCTACGGGATTCCATTTGTTACGTATCGGTTTTCTACCAATGTTTTACACTTATCAGGCTGAGTGAGATTGAAAGTGTAATTGCTGCTAAACCAACGGAGGGTATTCAGAAATATTTTACTTTTTGTTATTTTTTGCTTGGACAAATGCGACATGTCCAGTGTAGACTGGTGACACGATTTTTGTTACTCAATTCGTTACTTGAATCGTCAATATAATTACTGGAGGTTACAACACAACAATATGGCGAAAAATGTCAATATCTACAAGCCCAAGGGCAAGGATGTATTTTACTTCAACTTCCGCGTGAAGGTCAACGACGCGGCGGGGGGTGTGAAGTCGATGCAGGTGAACCGGAGCGCGGGGACGTCGGATCGACGGGCGGCGCAGTCGATCGGCAATGCGATGCGCGATAGGATGCTGGTGGATTATTTCAAGGCTCCGAAGTTGCGGGAGGGGTTCGCGACAATCGGGGAGGTGGAGCGGGTTTTCAAGGAGAAGTCGAATGCGAGGACGGCTCAGGCGATGGCGCGGATTTTCGTGCGGGTGGTGGCGGAGATGTGCGGGGTGACGGTGGAGGCTGCGAGGAGGCTTTCGACGGGGTGTTTGACGAGGGAGGCGTTTATCGAGTGGCGGCTACAGGCGGTGGCGGCGGGGAAGCCGGCGATCACGGTGAGGTCGGAGATGTTGTCGGTGAAGGCGATGTTTTCGCGGCGGGGGTCGGAGCTTTACGGGAAGTTGCGGCTGCCGGACCTGGAGGGGTTTCGGAGGGTGGCTTTGCCGGAGGTGTTGGCGGATAAGAAATTCAGGCGGATCGCGGAGGAGACGCTTGCCAGGATGGACGAGGCGGCGGAGGGGCTTTGGGTGCGGGGCGAGGAGGGGAACGATGACGCGCTCCGCAATGCGTGGGCGGCTTATTGGCTGATGCGGTTGTGCGGGTTGCGGAATAATGAGGTGATGGCTTTGCGGTGGTCGTGGATTGCGGAGCGGGACGGGGTGGCGTTCGTCGAGATCAGGCAGAGGGACGGGTTCATGCCGAAGGGGTCGGCGGGGGATGTGCCGGTGTCGGCGGAATTGCTGGCGAAGCTGCGGGCGCGGATGAAGCGGGAAGATGGGCAGGAGTGCGTGTTGCTGGGGCTTCCGACGATGCGGCAGCAGGGGGCGCACGGGAAGCTCAATGAGTTTGTGCGCGGGTTTCTGCCGGATCGGGCGAAGGGGGCTTACGAGCTGCGGAAGCAATACGGCTCCGAAATGGCGCGGACTTACGGGATCGAGACGGCGGCGAAGTTGCTGCGGCACGCGAGCATTTCGACGACGTGGGGGCACTACTTCGATGATTTGAAGATGCGGGATGTGAAGGGGTTGAGCGCGGGGTTTGGCGGGGGTGCTGTGGCCGCTGTCAAGGGCGCATGAATGCGCGGAGCGGGACTGGATGGGAACACTCCGCTGCGCTGCGCTAGGATTCCCCACTGGGGTGGGGCCCCCTTGCGCGGGACGCTCGCCCCTACCACGGCGGGACTGCTACTGGATAAAGTATTCGGAGAGGATTTTCACTGCGAGTCTAGCCACTGCTGGAACTTGTCCGTTGCCAATGGCTCTAAGGCGGTCCACCCGATAGGCCACCCCATTAGCCACTCGACCCAGTCGGGGTTCAGTTGTCCACCAGCCTTGGCTACGACCGTTAAGTCCTTCTGGCTTTGCGTCGAGATGAACTTCCCCGCCGTGCTTTCGCTGTCGTGCGGACGTGGGCATGTTGGAGTCGGGAATTTCACAACGCTCTCCAGACAAGGTGATTTTCTGCGGCGTTCCGCTGGGCAGTCCCCGCGTTGTGTCGCTGTGGACGTCGGAAACATCACGCGAGTATTGACCATCTGCGGCAAGCTCTGCCCCGTCATGTTCGGCGTGATTTTCCCGCCGCGGTTGCCATCCGTCGCGCTGGGTGTCGGCCGCAGGTGCCGATTGTTGACTTGCTGCGCCAAGCGGAGTTGTTGCCCTTCCTTGTGAGCGATCTGCCCTGAATGCTCCGCCATGCTCACGGTTGGCGTTTGCCACATCATACGCGAGGATCCAGATCCTGTCCCTTTTGTGGGGTGCGCCGACGTGGTGCGCTCCCACAATATCCCATCGAGCATCATACCCGAGCGAGGCAAGGTCACCGAGGACTCGGGCAAGTCCTCGTCGAACAAGAGCCGGTGAGTTTTCCACGAGCACGAGCTGCGGTCGAACTTCGCCGATAATTCGCGCCATGTGGCTCCAGAGGCCGCTGCGGGAGCCGTCGATGCCCGCCCCCTTTCCGGCGACGCTGATGTCTTGGCAGGGAAAGCCGCCAGATACGACGTCAACAATGCCTCGCCATGGGCGGCCGTCAAAGGTTTCAACGTCAGAGAAAATAGGAAAAGGGGGTAGGATTTTATCGTTTTGTCTCTGAGCCAGAACGGCCGCGGCGTAGGCATCACGTTCAACTGCGCACACGGTTCGCCACTCGGGGTGCATTCCGAGTGGGCCTCCACAAACGCCCGCGAAAAGAGCCAGCTCATTCACGCAGCCCTCCTTTCGGGAAGGTCGGGAGAATCGGGGAAATCGGGAGAATCGAATGATGATTTTCCATTTGCTGATTTGTTGGGTGGGTCGGCAGGGTCGGACTGCGCGACGGTGGTTTTTATTTATTCTTTGGCGGTGCTGGCGGCTCGGGGAGGGGTCGCCATGCGTAGAGGTCGTCGAGGATGTAGCAGTTGCTGATGTTGCCCCAATGTTCGATGCCGTCTAGGACTTCGTAATCGTCCACGCAGGTCACGCCGTGGCCGCCGTCGCAAATATAGGCGACGATGATTTCGCTGCCGTCTCTCGGCGCGGTGTCCATGGCCTGCCAGTCGTCGGGAGAGTCGGGGGAATCGGGAGGATCGGGAGGCTCGAAGGATTTTTCGGCTAAGGCGATGAGCGAGTTGAGGGCGACGGTGAATTGCGCACCCGTGTATGGCATTTCGAGGCGCGTGGCGGGGTCGTCGCCGAGGTGGTAGGGCGGTTGCGAGGTGCGCCACTTTTGCATTTCGGTGGCTACCATGAGTGCTTGCTTGAGTTCCATTTACGGGTTCATTTTTTAGGGTCGGGTTGAATGTTGACGGTTTCGGGGTTGGCGTATTCGGCGAGGTCGCCGAGGGCCCAGGAGAGCCATTCGGCTCCGCCGGCGGCGTGGGCGATCTTGCCGTGGGAGTCGGCCAGCTCGGGGGCGGTCATTTGGGTTTGAGCCTCGGCGAGCTTGGTGCGGAGGTAGGTGATGACGGCTTTGTATGCTTCGGTGTCGCGGCCTTCGTAGAGGGCGCGTTTCATGCGTTCGTGGTCGAGCGGCTCGAAGGTGAAGACTACGGTGCGGATGTTTTGGCCGAGGATTTTCTTGATTAGGTTTTTCATAATTGATGATGAATGATGATGTGTCGAGGTATTCGATGGATTCGAGAGATTCGATGCAATCGATTTAGTCGATGCAGTCGATTCAATCGAGGTTGGTTTAATTGTTGCCGAGGACGGGCTGGGCTCCGACTCGGCCGATTTGGGCGTTTTGTTGTTGGGTGAGCATGAAGTTGAAATGCTTCATGCGGTTTTGGATCATGGCGGCGAAGACTGGGTCGCTCTGCATTCGCTGCTCCAAGTTGGGGTTGGATTGGAGGATTTTTTGCAGGGTCTGGAGGCGGAGGCCGTAGTTTTGGCCGCCGGGTTTCATTTCGGGTTCGACTCCGGCGAAGAGCTTGGCGAACTGGGCGGTTTCGTCCTCGACCTCGGCGGCGGAGGCGTCCTGGGCGTCCTGGACGATGTCGCGGGCGAGGCGGGGGTCTACGGATTCCATCGCCCAGCGGACGAGGCCGGCGCGGTCTACGATGCCGAAGGTGTCCATGTTGAGGATTTCCTTGACGAGGTTGAGCTTCTTCATGACGAGCTCGACGTTGAACATGGAGGCGTTGAACTCGAGCGTGATGGTGAAGTCGAGCGCGCCGGCGGCGAAGTCCATTTGGACTCCGGTGACGGCGTGGAAGGCTTCGTCGCCCATGTGCTGGCGGGCGAGGGCGAGGGTTTGGTTGACGACGAGCTTGAGGGATTCGAGCCATTCGGAGGCCATTTCCTGCGAGAAGAGGGCTTGGCGGACATCGCTCACGCCGGGGGCGGGGCGGCAGAAGTAGTTGCTGGCGTCGGCGCGGGTTTCGCGTTCGATGCCTACGGTGTCTTGGTCGAGGGCGGGGATGCGGAGGAAGCTGATTTCGCCTGGCTTGCGTTCCTTGATGGTGGCCCCTGGTCCGAAGTTGATGTCGAGGTTGGGGCGGTTTTGCGGGACAAGGAGGGGCGGGAAGATGCTGGCACTGAGGCGGTCTACGCGACCGTCGCGATGGGCTTTGACTTCCTTTTGCCAGGTGTCGACAATTTCGGCGACGCCCTTGTTTTCGATGATGGGGCGTTTCTTGCGGGCGCGGACGAATTCGACGAAGGGGTAGCCGCCGTGGGCGTAGTCGAGGGTGTAGGAGGTGAGCGTGGCGTCGGTGGCGGGGCAGAGGACGGTGACGTGCACGGTGCCGTCGCGGCGTTCGTAGTGGTGGAAGATTTCGACGAGGTCTTTCATTTCGTCCACGGGGCCGTAGCTGTCGCGGGTGGCGGCGGTGGCGAGCGAGGTGCCTACGGCCTTTTCGAGCGCGTCGGCGACGGCGGAGGGGGAGTAGTCTTCGTCCTCGACGCGGGCGGAGAGCTGCGCCTTGGTGAGGGTTTCGCGCTGGGCGAGCCATTCGGCGTCCTGGAGCTTGCAGGTGTTGACGGGGAAGAAGATGTCGCGCATGACCCGCAAGGCCGTCCATTCGGGGCGGGAGGCGATGACTTCGCGGTAGGGCACGTCCGCCTTGCCGTAGTCGCGGAGGTGCTCGAAGATGCGTTTGGCCTTGGCGGGGGTGAGGTGGGGATACATGTCCTGCACGACGGCGATGCCGTCCGGCGCGAGGGGCGGGGTGGCGATGGCTTCGAAGAGGGTGTTGACGCCTCCGATTATTTTGAATGCCTCGGGGTCGTTCTCCTCGGCTGCTTGCATGGATTGCATGACTTGGGCGCGGAGCTGGTCGAGTTGGTCAATGGTGAGTTCCTGCTTGCTGGCCTTGGTTTCGGTGCGCCATGCGATGCCGAGGACGGCCGCGCCGTAGAGTTCGCGCCATTGGGCGAGGAGGGGGATTTCGGTGAGTTTTTCATCGGTGAGGCAGGTGTCGCGGAGCCATTCGAGGAAGACGGTGACGGCCTGGGCTTGCGCGACGGTGGCGGTGTTGACGGGCTTGGCTCCGATGTTGGAGCTGGCGTAGGCGGCCTTGAGGAGGCGGGCGTTGTCGTCGATGATTTCCTCGGCGAGCCGTATGCGGGTGTCGGACGCGCCGTCCCAGGGGAAGGCTTTCTCCTTGCGGGTGTCGTGCTTGCGTCCGTCGTCGGACTGGCCTGGCCAGGTGCATTCGGCGACGGAGTCGGCGGTGTCGTTGCGGGTGAGCCAGTCGGCGGCGTCGGTGATGGCGTCGGCGATGGCGGCTATTTTGTCGTTCTTATTTTGCATAATTGATAAGGAGTTAGAAGTTAGGAGTTAGAATGGGTGACGGCGTGAACGCCGTCGCTGAAAGTGGATAGGAGGGCGCGGAGGGCGTCGCGGTGGAAGTATTTGCGGCCGCCTTTGTGGAGCGGCTTGCCGACGACGGTGCCCGCCCCTTCGAGTTTGGCGAATTGGTATTCGGTGATGTCGAGGAGCGCGATGGCTTCGGAGCGGCGGAGTAGGAGTTTGTCGGGCGTGGTGGTCATGAGGCGGCGACGGGTGGTTGCGCATGAATGCGCGAAGCAGGACTTTCCATGATGGCGTGAGCGTCGATACTGCTTCCAGAGACGAGGTCTAGGAGTGCAGTGAGCAGAGCAGATTCAGCATCTTCGTATCTGTAAAGATTTCCTCGCGAGACGGGGATTTTTTCACTCGGCTTTCCCGCCTCAATGCAGTATTCGTTGGTTTGGCGGATGTCGAGGTGCTCCTCCATGTATCGCCTCACGAAGATGCACGTCTGGTATCCGTGGACGTCACGGAACCATTTGAGAGCTAGGGCGACGGATGGAACGTGAAAGATACGGCTTCTACCGCTGATAAAGTATTTGACGGGGTGGCTTTGGCCATTCCAGTCGAAGCCCAATTCTTTGAGGCGTTGCCATTGTTCGTATGTGACTGGCTGTATGGATGTATTTTTCATATTAGTAGGAGCCTCCTCGGGTTGTTGCCATGGACTCGGGGGTGAGGTGGCAGGGGTCGGATGTGGCGAAGTAGCGCAGCGTGTCGATGGGGTCTTTGCAGGCGGCTTTTTCGCCGTCGTGGCGGGTGTAGTTCTGGAGTGCCCAGATGGTATTGCGGCAGGCGGAGCTGATGTAGAGCTTGGGTTCGTTGATGTAGGGGCAGACGGGTTGCTTCTGGTCGTAGGCGAGGAGGTTGTTGATGGCCATGATGCCTTCGTCTTCGCTCAGCCCTGGGGCGGGGTCGAACTGCATGGAGGGGCCGACGGCGTTGCCGCCCTGGTCGAGCTGTTCGTCGAGGAACATGTCGATGAGGCTGTTGCCGCCGTCGTTTTCGGCGATGGTGCGGGCGGCTCCGCTGCGGGGGTCGATGCCGCGTTCGTGGATGGTTTCGCCGCACATGTCCCACTTTGTTCCGTCCCATTTGTTGCCCTCGGCTTCGAGGATGAGGCGTTTGTATTCGGCGACCGAGAGGCCGATGGCGGGCTGGGCTTCGCCTGGGTCGCCGTCCCAGCGGCGGGAGTCCTCGGAGGGGACGGCCCAGTCGCCGTAGGTTTCGGCGTCGGGCCAGTCGCGGTAGATGTAGTGGCGGCCGTCCTTGTCGGTGGCGACCCAGATTTGGAACATGTTGCGTGCGCTGGCTGGGTCGGCGAAGTGGCGGAGGGTGCAGGTTTTTAAGAATTCAGGAGTCAGGAGACAGGAGTCAGTAGGGATAATGACGCTGCGCGTTGGTTTTGGAACGCTCCGCTGCGCTTCGCTAGGACTCGCGGGGACGCTCGCCCCTACCCCGCTGGCGCGTTGCTCGGACGGGGCGGCAGCCCCATTCTGACTCCTGACTCCTGACTCCTGACTCCTGTCGGACACGATGTGGACGGCTCCGAACTGTGGAAAGGCTCCGCGCATGGTGTTCTTGGCGTAGCCGTAGGCGCGGCGTTCGATGTCGGTCTTGTTGACCTTGGCGAGGACTCGCTTCATTTCCTCGTATTGGCCGTAGGGGTTCATCTCGGAGAAGAAGTAGATGACTCGGGCGTCTTTCCAGAGGGGTCGCTGGATGTAGGGCATGTGGCCTGGCGGGCAGTCGGGGACGTGGGTTTCGTCCTGCGGGAGGAGGGGGGCGGGGAGGCTCTTGGTGGTCTCGGCCTTGTTGGTGATGTGGCGGATGGAGGGGGTGATGCCCGCGATGGGGGTGAACGCCCAGATGAACTTGCCCTGGCAGCGGGGGAGGCGGAAGAGCAATGTTTTGAGCCACGTGAGGGGGAGGTTTTCGTCGGCGCAGACGAGGCTCCAGCCGGTGCCTTCGTAGTCCTTGATGTCCTGCTTGTAGGTGGCGAACATGCAGATGGAGCCGTTGGGGAGGACGAACTTGTTGTCGGCGAACCCGCTCTTGACGGTGTAGGTGATGTTCTTGGTGCGGTGGCGGCGGGTGTCGGGCACGCGGTATTCGGCGGGGAGGTAGTGCCACATGATGGCCTGGTGGACCATGATGCTGGACTTTTCGGATTCGTGGATGAAGAGGACTTTGCTGCCCGCCTTTTCGACGAGGGTGCGCATGGCCCGCCACGCGGCATACCACGTCTTGCCCGCGCCGTTGCCGCCGAAGATGCAGGTGAGGAGGAATTCGTCGACCATGGCGTCGGCGTCCTTCCAGCACTGGGGGACGTAGCCGTAGCGGTAGGCGTCGTCGCGTTCGTCGGCGATGAGCTTCTCACGCTTGGCGAGGAATTCCTTGACGGCCTCCTCCCCCATGGCGAGGGCTTGTTCGCGCGTCGGGAGCTTCAATACGGGGTGGTCGGTGGGCGTGAAGGCACTCATAAGTGGAAAGCGGAAAGTGGAAAGTGGAAAGTTGTCATAGGTCGAAGGTGTCGGCGAGGAGTTCGATTTCGAGTAGGGTTTCGCGCCAGTCGGCTTTGTCGTTGCAGCGGGCTTCACGGGCGCGACGTTCGATTTTTTGGAGGTTCGCTTCGAGTTCGGAAACCTTGTTTTCGAGGCTGTCGTTTTCGTCTTCAAGGCTGCTGCATTGGTCGCACGTGCTGAAGTCCTCGAAGGCTTCGACGTGGATGATGTAGTCGCCCGCGGAGATGGCAAGTAGCTCAATGTCGTATCGCCCGCCGTTGCTCTCGACGAGGATGTTCCATTTGCCGCCGTGCTTGGCGATGGTTCGCTGTAGGTCTTCGAGTAGTTGTTGAGCGGTCATTTTTGGAGTCCTTTCGGGAAGTGTTTGTGTTCGGTGCCGTCGAGGAGGGCGTGGGCTTCGCCTTTCCTTTTCTTGAAGAAGCCGCGACCTGACGGCCATTCAGGCGAGGGAAGCTCGTAGGATCCGAAGGGGAGTTCCTGCCGTCCGTCCGTTGTGCCAAGAGGGTGCCACGTGCCCCACTGTTTGAAGAAAAACGGAATCTCCGCAAGTTCACACTGGTCGCGTAAACCGCGTGGCCAGTCGGGGTGCATGGGGCGAGCGTTGTGACCGCTTTCGCCACCGCAGATGACCCAGTGCAAGTGGTGGCCGCCGATTTCGGTTGAGCCGATATTGGAGCACTTCCAGCAAGGTATCTCGCTACCGAGAGGTATGTCTTCGTGCGGATCGCTTACATGCCCGCAATCTGCGCAATGGTGCCAGCCGATGTGGTAGCGGCTCAAATCCACCTCGCCCAACAACGGCTCGCAACTCAGAAAACGCCCCACTGCTGGAATCTTGAGCAGTTCAGGAATGCGCTTGTCTGCCATTTCCTGATTCTCGACGGTCGTGCCGATCCAGACGTTGGGGGGCGGGTTGCCATCGCGCCAAGCGACGAGTTTCAAAGTATCGGCTCCTCGTAGAAGCAACCGCGCAAAAGTATCCCCCATTCTCTGCAACCAAGCCTCGGGCCGCTTGGTGAGCAGAAGCCAATTGAGGTTTGGCGTGGCGTGAATCAACCTGATCAGGTCGCCGAGCCATTCGCACATACTGCCGCAGAATACGAGGGGATTTGCCACCCTGCTGCGTTTCTCGCTTTTGCAGTCGGTGCAGTGCAGTGGCCAATGGCCTTTCCACGACGAGCAGTTTTTCGAGCCGCAATCCGCGCAGATTTCGCCGTTCCTGTCGCTCCAGTCTTTGGCTTTTTTATTCCATTTCAAGGGTTCTTTCCAATTTCGTTCGCTCGTGCGGACGCGCTGGGAGAAGTCGCGCCCGAAACGCCGCGACTGCGCGGCGGCGTAACAATTGTCGCAGCCCGCCGAGACGTGGCCGCAACCCGTCCACGGGTTGAAGGTGTGGTCGCACCATGGGATTTTTGTTAGCTGCATGACTGCGCCTCCTTGTCGATGTCGGTTTTGTCGCGGGCTTGGAATACGAAGTCGGCGATGGAGAAGCAGGCGATGTTGGCCGTCTGGACGCTGTAGAGGACGAAGGCGTTTTCCTTTTCGCTCAGATAGGCGAGGTAGAGGTTGCCGTCGTGGCACTGGACTCCGAAGAGAAGTTTCGCGCCCTCGATTTTGATTCCGATTTCCACGGAGCGGTAGTCGATGGTCTTGACGACCATGGGCGTGACCACGGAAGGGTCGGGCTGGCCGCCGTGAACGGCTGGGCTGCTACTGGATGATTCTTTCATTTTCTGATTTGTTTCGGTGTTGGTGTGCTAATGGTTACGAGACGCTATCCGCGAAGGCGACAGCCATTCGCCTGCAGTCCTCCTCTGTTTCGGCGGTGAATCCGACTGGCAATCTCAAATCGGCCTCGGGGTGTTCCTCCAAATACTCTTCTGTCCATCCGCTCGAATTGCAGCAGTCGCCCTCTTTGACTTCGTCGCCGATCTGGAAGCCGTGTATCGCCCTGTGCGACCATCCATACCATTTTCCGTCCTTGACGCTCTTGCCAATGGAGCAAACGCAATGGCTCGGCATTACCTTTTCGGGGGCGATGCCCAGCTTGTCGCACAGGGTTCTTGCGTCTTTTTCGTTGCCTATCCAGTCGCCGTTTTTCGTGTAGCAAGAACGCACCGTCATGGGAGCGTCGCCAGGGACGGAATGCACTTCCTTTTTGACGTCATACAATTCGCGTTCCTCGACGGTTTCCGAGGACAAAATGCGAATGCCTTGATTCTCGGCAGGGACGCTCTCCGCTGTTTGGCCGTGGCCGATGTCTGCTGTTTCTGTGGCGGCTAGAGCCGCTTTTATTTCTTCAGGATTTATCATATTTTTATGTTTGGTTGTGGCGCGGGGCGGGCGAACCGCTCCGCGCCTTGGTGGATGGTTAGTTGGTTTCGCCTTCCGTGGCTCCCGCTTCGGGAGTCTCGGGAGCGACGTTTTCCGCCGGCGTGTCGTCATGCGTGGTGTCGCATGTTCCGCTTTCGGATTTGCTGGCGCAACCGCACTCGGCGGCTGGCTTGCAGGGCGTTTCGGTTTGGGTTTGGGCGGCCTCGTAGGCGGCCTCTGTTGCTGATGCTGTAATAGGCATATTTTTATTGTTTGGTTTTTCCGATGGATTCGAAGGATTCGAGGAATTCGAATAAATCGAGGGTCTCGGGAAAATCGGGCGTGTCGGGCGTGTCGAATTTTGCGATACGGCGACGTGGCGACATGGCGAGGCAACCGTGCGGAGTTGCGCAGGACAATCTAAAATCACAAATCTAAAATCTAAAATCCCGTTCATTCATCGAAGGCTTCGTTGCGGCCGGCGTCCTGTCGCTGGCCCGGGTTGTTGCTGAAGAGTTTTTCTTCGGAGTTTGCGTTCTCGAAGCGGGTGTATTCCTTGACGAAGCGCACTTTGATGGGGCCTACGGGGCCGTTGCGCTGTTTTTCGAGAAGCAGGAGGGTGTTGTGGTCCTGCTCCTGCTCTTCGTCCTCCGCCTTTGCCCGTCGCTTGCCTCGGTCGAGGCGGTGGATGATGAGGACCTGGTCGGCGTCCTGCTCGATGGAGCCGGATTCGCGGAGGTGGCTCAATTTGGGGAGGGCGTTTTCGTCGGCGTCGCGGTTGAGCTGGGCGAGGGCGATGACGGGGATGCGGAGTTCGCGGGCGACGGCCTTGATGGTGCCGCTGATTTCGGCGACCTCGGCCTGGCGGTTTTCGCGGGCGGCCTTGCTGGTGCCGCGCATGAGCTGGAGGTAGTCGAGGACGATGAGCTTGATGCCGTGCTCGCGCACCTTCCTGCGTGCGATGCTGCGGAAGCGGGCGGAGGTGAGGCCGGGGGTGTCGTCGTAGTGGATGGGGGCCTCGCCGATCGCGTTGGCCGCGGAGAGGACGGCGGAGGCGTCCTTGCGGCCGATGAGGTTTTTCCTTTCGTCCTTGTTCACGAATCCGTAGCGGGCGTTCTGGAGGTTGAGGCCGGCGCGGGAGAGGATGAGCCGCTGCATGATGTGGCGCATGGGCATCTCGAGCGAGAAGACGAGCACGGGGAGGCCGAGCGCGCGGGCGGCGTGTTCGGCGACCTGCATGCCCAGGGCGGTCTTGCCGTTGCTGGGGCGGGCGGCGATGACGATCATTTCGCCTTCGCGGAAGCCGCCGGTCATGCGGTCCCATGCGGCGATGCCCGTGGAGATGCCGACGATGCCGCCGACGTGCTTGAAGGCGAGTTCGATGTCGTCGACGGCCTCGAGGACAGCTACCTTGCCGTGGCGGACGGTGTCGGACTTGCCTTCGGTGTCGGCGCGCAGGGAGAATACCTTTTTTTCAGCCTCTTCCATCATGGCGTCCACGTCGGTGGCTTCGTCGCGGGCTTTCTGCGCCATGTCGAAGGCGGCCAGCAGGAGCTTGCGGCGGGCGAGCTTTTCGCGGACGATGGCGGCGTAATGGCCGTGGTTGGCGGGGGTGGCGACGTAGGTGCCGACCTCGGTGATGTGGGCCGCGCCGCCGCAATCGTCGAGCCGCTTGTGGGCGCGGAGGTGGCCAGTGAGGATGATGAAGTCGCCGGCGGGCTTGCCCGAGGCGGCCAGTTCGCGGAGGGCTTCGTAGATGATTTTGTTGGCGGGGCTGTAGAAGGCTTCGGGAGGGAGTTCGCCGTAGGTGTCGAGCAAGTCGCGGTCGAGGAGCATGGAGCACAGCAAACCCTGCTCGGCCCCGTAGTCCGCGGGCATCGTCTGATGGTGCTGTGTTTTACTGGATGTGTTGGATTCTTGACTCATTGTGGCGCACCCTCCTTTATTACCTTCTCTTCGATTTCCAACACCTCTTTCTTATCGCGCCAATCACTGTGGTTGCAAGCCTCGCATTCCAGCCATCGCTTGGAGCATTCTTTGCAATCGTCGCGGTTTTTGCTAGGCACCCACATTCCCAAGCCTGGAGTGTAGGTCATATAGTTCATGCAAGCCTCGCAATAGCAATGGGAATCGAAACAAGCAGGCCGTGTCGGCTTGCTGCCATTGAACTCGTCTTCGAGTTTCACTTTGCATTCGCTGCGATTTCCTCCTGCCCCCCAACGGCGCGAGGGATCGTAGGCCCTATGTCTCGCGCAATCCTCGCAATAGCAATCTTGGACATCGAAGCTCTCAGGCTGCGCCGTCTGGCCGTTGTCGGCTTCGAGTTTCATTTCGAGTTGGCCAAATTTCATTTTCCAGCCCCCTTTCTTTTTTGGGACTCTTCGCAGAGGTGCGCACGGATGGATTCGGGGAGTTCCCAGAAGTTCTCTGGGCAGTGGGCTTCGGGATACAATTCGCCCATGATGTCGCGCCAGTCGGCGGGGGCTTCTTTTTTTTTCGCGGGCGTTTTGGAGGGATCGATACCAGACTTCGCAGCTTCTTCACTGGCTCGGATGATTTCGCCGTTCCAGTTGTTCATCAAAGTCGCCAAGTCTTTGCGACGATATTTGGCTCGCGGATCGTCGGCCGGGAGGGCATAGAACCATTCGAGGATCTTCCAGTGCTCTTCGACCGTGGAAACGATAGCGTCCCTGTTTTTTTTCCAAGCCCGTTCCTGCGAAGAATCGAACGGTGTTCCTCGACGCATTCGGAACATGGCTCTGACACGGCAGAGCGCGACAGTCAGAGCGACATCTTTTGACGGCGCCGTGCAGGGTTGATCAGGCGATGCACTTGCATGTTCGTCCCCTGTGGGGACTATAGGGGTACTATTATCATTATCCTTAACATTATCCTTAAGTTCAACAGGAGAGCCGTTTTGTTCGAGCACGAGTTGAACATGTGTTGAACATGTGTTCGTGTTTTGTTGAGCAAGTGCACGACGTTTGTTGCCGCTTGCGATGCCAGCGAGACGGCGGTTTTCGCGCATTTCACGGGCGTTTTCCTCGTGTTCTACAGAGTAGTTTGTGACGATGAGGTTGTCCCCGTCCCATTGGAGCAGGGGGTTGTCGGTCAGCACTTCCTTGGGCATCACTCCGCATGTCGTGAGCCATTTGCGCTCGCTCCACTGGCGGCATTCGGCGATCACGCCGCCGTTCTCCGCCTCGGTGCAGAGCGCAAGGATGCGCAACCACGTGCCGATTTGCGCGGGAGTGGCGTCCAAAAACGCCTCGCGGCGGACTATGTTGGTGTCGAAATGGATGTATCCCATGACTTTTCCTCCCCGTTTTTTTTTTTATTGTTCATCTCGTCTTCAACGCGAAACAGCGCCGCATCGCAATGGTTGATCT